TTTCATGAACACCAAGTCGGGCAGCTTCCGCGACTGCCTTGGCCCGGTGCAGGGTATTGTCTATGCGATAGCGGGTGGCCTTACTGCGCCATTTGCCGTCTTCGTTTTTGTAGCGAATGAAGTACCAGGGGGAGCCTCGTTTTACGTAGGAAAAGGCCATGGTCATAACGGTAACATTTACTCAGTTTGAAGCAATAACATACAATGAACTTTCCTAGCATAATAAATCAAAACGAAGAAAGAAATAGAACCGTGGGTTCAAATCCCACCCCGTCCGATGCTTATCATTACAACGACTTAGATAGAGTTGTAAAATCGCAGGTAATACCTGAGCTCCCGAAGCGGCATTACCAACAAGTAAACTTTAATAAACGGGGCGGATATAATTTAGGGCCGGACGCTTACGTTTGGCACCCGGATCCCGCCGTCCGGCTGGCATGGCATCGCCAAGTAAGGGGCGAGCAGTGATTCCTTGGGAGCTAATGAAGGATCTGGCCCAGCTTTCCGGGCTGATCGTGGGCTGGGGCCTGTTTGTGGGCTGCGGAATCGGAGGCCTGACCATAGCGATCGCCGTGATCTGCTGGATTATTGACTTCGTTCGCAAGGAGATTCTGTGAGCGTCCGGGATCTCGAAGCCGAGGGCGTGCTTGGAGCCGTGGTGCCGTCCAAGTCCGTAGGCATGGCAGAGTGGTCGTCGGCGACTGTTCTGATCGACCTGCAAAGCCGGACGAAACGCCTAGAGGCCGACGTGGCAAGACTGAACGAAGTGGTGGCGTCGATGATGGCCAAGCAAGGGCAGGCAAAATGAGCGCACTGGCCAGCAAATTCGTTCTGCTTTGGAGGGCGGCCGGCGGGCCGGAGCTAACCCCGGAACATAAATTCCACCCGACCCGCAAGTGGCGTTTTGATTTTGCCCAGGTGGACTCCCGCTGTGCCGTCGAGCTGGACGGCGGTGCCTTCCTTCCCTTCGGGGGCCGCCACGGGCGGGGCATGGGAATGGTCAAGGACTGCGAAAAATATCGTGCCGCCGCTGACCTTGGATGGCGGGTGTGGAGGTTTACGACCAAGTGTCTCACGCAGGAAGCAATTAAAACCACGATTCAATCAATGAAACTCGCAACCAAAGGAAAAAAATGAGCGATCCTAAAAACGAAGAACAATACAACGCAGAAAAGGCAAAGGCAGCCGAGCCGACGCCAATGAACGACAAGCCGGACTACGAGTACGACGTGTACGAGCGGGAATGCGAGGACTTTGACCGCAGCTTTCAGCGTTTTTGCGATTACTCGGGAAACAACCGGTACGGATCATGATGCCGAACAAAGCATTCCTAATCATGGAAACGGCCACGCTCCGAGCGAAAGCCAATTCGGCTGAGAAGGTGAGTGACGCCGTCAATCGTGGCGACTTGACCGAAGCACACCGGCTGGCCCGTCAGCATGAGCTGGCATGGCAGAAGCCGGAGCGTGAATTTCAAGACTTAAACCTTCCGCACATCACCAACGACTTTTGCGACGACGAATGACGTCGAAGCAAATCCAAGAAACCCAAACCAAGAAAGAAAATAAAAATATGCCCATTATGGCAACAAGAGGGGGAACCTACACCCCCGCCCCCGAAGGATCCCATGACGCCGTGTTTTGCGACGTTGAGGACCTCGGGATCGTCGAAACCCAATACGGCAAAAAGCACCAGGTGAGAATCGTCTGGCAGCTCGGCCTCAAGATGGAGGACGGTCGCCCGTTCACCATTGGCCGGCGCTATGGCCTCAGCCTCCACGAGAAATCGGCACTGGCAAAGGATCTCAAATCCTACGCAAAGAAAATGCCGCCGCAGAACCTCGACCTGGAAACGCTGATCGGCAAACCCTGCCAGATTCTCGTGACCCACACCGAGCGCGACGGATCCACCTTTGCAAACGTGCAGGCGGTCCTGCCCGCTGGGAAAGCTAAGGTGACCGTGGATAAAGACTTTGTTCGGAAGGTCAACCGAACAGGCAACGCCGAACCCGTGAAGATCGGCGCTGAAGACGGCGACGGCAACAACGTCCCCTTTTAACCCGGAGACAATCGAGATCCTAACCAACTAGAGCCGGCGGATGTTCTATCCGTCTGTCCGGCTCGGAAAAACAAAATGCAAATCCTTACAACTTTAACTCAAATCGTATTCCCGATGATCGCTGTGGCGCTGGCCGTCCTTTCGCTCGGATGGATCCGCAACTGGTAACCTACATGGCACCCATTATCGCAACCGCAAAGGCCGAGTCGTCGCACTACTACATGGCGACCGGCGAGTCGTGCCACGGCGATCTGCGCTCGGCCCGAAAGGTCGGAGCGTATCCGTCCGTGACTACAATTCTGGCAGCAGCCGGCCCCAGCAAGACCGGGCTGATGAACTGGAAAGAAGAGCAGGCAATCCTGTCCGCCTTGTCGCTCCCCCGGGAGTCCGGTGAAACCGACGCAGACTTTGCCAAGCGCGTCGTATTGGACAGCCGAAAGGAAGTGGAGGCGGCCGCCGCCCGAGGAACGCATATTCATTCCCTGGCTGAAATCCTGATCAACGGCGAGGAGCCCGGAGAGTTGGTGAATGGATACGAAACCCATTTTGAGTCGCTGAAAGAATGGCATTCATGCTGCGTTTCCAAGGTGCATGCAAGCGAGTCCGTGCTGGTTCATACTGGCGAGGGATACGCTGGCCGAGTGGATCTGATCGCCGACATTCACGGTGAGATTGAAGTAGTAGATTTCAAGACCCGCAAATTTAAAAATGGCAAGGGCGCCGGATACGAAACGGATCTCCTTCAACTTTCGGCATATTCCTACGCATTCGCCGAGGATGCGTTGCCCTGTCGGAACATTCTGATCGATCCAAACACAGGCGATCTTGAGACAATCAAATACACCGCCGAACAGGTGGCCAACGCTTACAAGGCGTTCACCGCAATCTGTCATGTCTGGCGGTGGCTGAAAAAGTACGACCCGCGGGAGGTGCGTTGTGATTGAAATCCTTCCCGACCAAACAACGCACGAGCAAATCCTCAACCGCGTTCGATCGCTGGCCCGTGAGCTGGCCGAGGCGAAGGCAGCGCTGGCCGCTGCCGAGACACGCGAGAACGATCTGATCGATCGGATAAGGGCAGGACTGTGAGAGCGTTTCTTTCCATTCTTGCCATCCTCGGCATCACGTCCGGGCAGGCGTACAACGTCATGATCGATTGCAGGCCCGAGTCCAAGCGGATCGACGTGAAGAAAATGAAAGTCCGCATCACCGGGTATTGGCCTGGGGAGGACGAGTGGTCGAGCCGCTTTCAGTCGAGCACAGGAACCCGACTGCGAGCCGGCCGCCACTGCGCTGTCGATCCCGACATCATTCCGCTGTGGTCGAAGATTAAGATCCTGAACGGAAAGCGGGAATGGGTGGCGGTGGATACCGGCACGGCGGTGAAAAGCAAAAAGGCCAGTGGAGGAAAGCTGCCGGTGATCGACGTGTTCGCTGCCAGTGAGGCGCAATTCAACGCGATGCGGTTGCCCAAGGTTGCGACGGTGGAGGTGAGTAAATGAAGACACGTTCCGCCACGTTCGCTTCCAAGCGCCAGCGTGCGATGGGCAAGGGCGACACCCGCCCGACGCTCCGCCGCCTGGGGATGATTGCCCGCAAGCTGCGCCGGGATCTGTGTTTGCCGAGCTGTGCCAAGATGGGCGTGGAGCTCGAATGTAGCTACAAAACGATTCAGCGGGACATCGATCTGCTGCGGGACTTTTTTGGATACGAGCTCGAATACGACAGCGCCAAGTACATCTACAAGCTGGCCGGGCCACTGCCGGAGGCCGTGCTGTGAAATTTAGTAAACATCTTTGGGCTGAGTTAAAGGTTGAGTCAGAAAAGTTAAAGCGTTACCCCGGCCATGCTGTGAATTGCTACATCCACATTGATTCCGAGGTGTGTAACTGCGGAACAGAAGAAGTGCAAGAACAGCTAGCAAACGAAGAAACCAAAGCCGAGACGCGAGAAGATGATTCTTATGAAGGGCAAATCTATGACATTTAAGCAGCTCCTTATTATGTTCTCCGCCCGAGTCATCGGCACCTATACGCCGGCGCAGTACGCCCAGCAGGTCATCATCGCCCGGAACAACCGGATGCGGTGGGGAATGGGGCAGTGGTGAGCGTAAAGCGCAACACATGGCTGGTCGAAATTTTAGAACGTGCCAAGCGCAATCTGGCCGCTGAGCAGCACAAGGCCGCCGGTACGCGGTTGGATCTGGCGCTGACGATTGCCCAGGAGCTGCTCAAACGGGCCAAGGCGTATCAAAAACGGGATATGGATACCAAGGCCGTTGGTAAGGAAAGCAAATGATTCACCAACTACCACCGGCCGCCGTCGAGGTCATGAAGAACGGGGCAGCCGAAGGCACGCGCAACACGGAGCTGTTCAAGCTGTGCCTTCAGTGGCGCGACTCCGGTGCGTGCCAGGACGAGACGCTGACGAACGCCGAGGAATGGTGCGTCAGAAACAATCTACCGCTGAAAGAGGCCGAGGGGTGCACAAAGTCCGCGTTCAGGCAGCCGGCCCGTCAGCCTTATCAGCCGAAAGGAAAGTACCGATTGCACAATCTGCAAATCATCAAAGACGATGCACCCATTCCGGCCATGCCGAGGAGCGTGGACGAGACGCCTGTGGAGAAGTTTCTGACGGCCGCATTTGAAGTTAGCGAGATGATCAACATCACGCGCAGCATTCGGGACGACGACCGCGAGCGCCCGGACGGATCCGGGGAAACCCGCACCCGGGAGGAATGGCTCGAGCTGTTCAAAGGCGAAGGCTTGAAGGAATGGCAGGGGAACGCCGTGGGAGTGTATGCGTCGATCAATCCGAACAATGGGAAAGGCCGCAAGTCGGAGCACGTGGTGAAATGGCGGCACTGCCTGATTGAGTTCGATGAATCGACGATGGATGAACAGTGGAAGATCATCAAAAAGAGCGGACTGCCTACCACCTGCATCATTAAAAGCGGATCACGCAGTCTGCACGCGTGGGTACGGATCGACGCGACGACGCAGGAGGAATTCAAGGAACGCGTCGAATTCATTTACAATCATCTCGAGCATTCCAAGCCGGATCCGGCGAACAAGGACGCGGGGCGCCTTTCACGTTTGCCCGGGGCGATGCGGACGGCCACCGGCCAGCGGCAGGACTTGGTCGAATGCGGAACTCCTAAAATCTCATTTCTAGAATGGAAAGAGCGGATCCTGTTTGGCGACATCCCCGAGCCGTACAAGTGGTACGACCTGCTCAATTTTAAAGAGACCGAAGATCCGACCCAACTGCTTGGCAAGCGGTGGATCTGCCGAGGCGGATCGGCGCTGTGGGTGGGATCCAGCGGGCTGGGGAAATCAGTCCTGTGTTTGCAGGCCGCCATCACTTGGGCGATTGGGCGGGCGTTCTTTGGCATTAACCCACACGGCAACGGCCTCAAGTCGCTGATCATTCAGGCCGAGAACGACGAGGGTGACGTGGCCGAGGCAATTCAAGGAGTTGTGAAGGCGATGAACCTTACGCCAGAGGAGATTGAGCTGGTGAAGAAAAACGTGATTATTGTTCGGGACTGCACGTCCACCGGCGAGAAGTTCGTCGATCGCGTTCGGCGCTTAGTGGAAAAGTACAAGGTGGATCTGGTGTGGGTGGATCCGTTGCTGGCGTTTATCGGTGGCGATCTATCCAGTCAGGAGACGGCCAGCGAGTTCCTACGCACGATGCTGAATCCGCTGTCGCTGTCGGCCGGGTTCGCTTGGATGCTGATTCACCACACGCCAAAGCCCGTCCGGGAAGGCAACGGGTACCAAGGGCATGATAAGGCTTACAGCGGTTTTGGATCGTCTGAGCTGACCAACTGGGCCCGGAGCGTTTTAACCCTAGCGCCAAGCGGTCAGGATGCCGAACAGCGCAACGTTTACCGCCTAGAGGTGACCAAGCGCGGGAAGCGATCAAATCTCAATTCTGGTGGCATTGTAGCGCAAACTGCCATTCAGCCTTACGTGAACCTACGCCACAGCGATGTTGGGCTGGCGTGGATTGGGGCCGATGAACCGGAGCGAAAGACGGCAGGCAGGCCGGAGATACTGGTCAGTTTTGATGAATACAGGAACGCTATTTCAAAAGGGATAAGCGCGGGTGATCTGCAAAGTTTAATCCGCAACAAATCTAAGGTTGGGCACACAAAAAGCAGGGATCTGACAGCCACATGGGAACATGACGGTTTCATCAAAAATACGGGCACAGAAAAGGCTAAAAAATACGTACTTAATGAGGATCAAAAATGATCAAAAAAACGCTATCACCGTTTATTCAATTCCTATCACCGGAAATTGGTAGAACTCCTATTGATGGATATCCCCCCTTTAAGGGGATAACCATTGATAGGGTTCGGAGTTTCCATCCATTGACCATCGATAGAGGGTATTTCCGTTGATCATAAACAGCGCAGAAATCATCGAGAAAATACCCGCCAACTTTCAGCACCCGGCGATGACTATGGATACGCTGTCTGATTTGGTGTTTGAGGCCTATTCAGAGCTCAAGATTACGGTCACCACAAGCACGGCGTTCACCACGACTAAGGTGATTGAATATCTGATGGCGAAGGCACCTGATCACCCGGCGATGGCTAACCGGACGGACACGCTGGGTCATGCCGTGCTGAACATAGCGCTGAACAAGTCGCCGGAGTCCATGACGGCCGTGGCTAAACGGTACGGCGTGACGAAGCAGGCCATCAGCAAGCAGGTGACTGAAGTTTATGACCGGCTCGGGATCCGGTCGCGATCACAGAAAAGCGATAAGGCCAGAGAGTCCTATCGCAAGCGGGCGTACAGAGTACACGCACAGCGGCGGCGTGAGGCTCCAAAATTCAACATGGCCGCAGTCAAGAAAGGCATAAAGAAATGAAACTAAAAGCAATCGTCACTAAACTAAACGACACACGCGACAAGGCGCTGATACTGGTGGGCAAGACCATCGGGCTGGCGGCTGAGGCTGGCACGATTATCCAGCAGGCCCGGACAGACGGCGAGGACGTCCGGGATCTATGCGAGCAGGCAGGGATCACTGAAGAGGTGGGCAGGCGTTATGAGAAGGTGGCGGCCGCTCAGCATAAGATCACATCAGGCCAGGCTGATGCTGGTGAGATGCGGCAGACATATCTGCGGATCGGTATGCTGCCGGATCCTATCACGGCCAGCGTACCAGCCGACCCTAAGCCGTTCCTGTGGCCGGTGATTAAAGCCTGCCAGTGGCTAGGCAATCGCGGATCAAAGTACATCAGTCAAGATGCTGAGTTGCGAGAGCAGTTTATACGCGAAGCAGAGCCGATTGTGAGAGCCTACAACGAGCTAA